ATAGTTAATAGTTAATAGTTAATAGTTAATAGTTAATAGTTAATATTATATAAATAATCTATATAAAGGTTGTTCAATCAACTAATTGTGTACTTATTTCTGGAGGTTGTGTCGTAAGATTTAATGCGGTGCTTATTGAACCCGGTTGTGGAGTATTTGCTGGTTGTTCAACTGTGAATCCTAGTTCAACCACTCTATCTATTATATACTTTTCACAAGGTGACATATTATTGTCTGGTTCTGGCATATTAGATTCTAAATTTGATTGAGTAGAAGACCTTGTAGATTGAACATGTTGTCTTAAATTGAGGTTTTCTTTGACGTTTAATTTATTAAAGAAAAATGTAAGTAACAAATATATATAACTTATTATATAACTAAACTTCTTAAACTTAATATAAAATAATAAGAGCAATGCAAAATATATGAAAATTGATATATAATTATTAGCACGTAGATTAATATATAAAATATAATACGTATGCATTATTAGCGCATAAAATATGAATGTATATAGCTTATATTTTTTATTATGTAACTTATTATTAATAATATATATAATATTATGTTGCATTATTATTTATATAAATAATAAATATTTATAATAAATATTTATTATTTTATTGATTATTCTATTGTTATTCTATTGTTATTCTATTGATTATTCTTTCATTTCTGACAAATTTTTTGTGGCGCTATTAAACATTCCTGTTAATTTATTTAAATCTAAGTTACCTAAAGAACTCATTGCACTATTTAAAGCAGGTGTCATAGTTTTTAATTGTTTAATTAATTCATTTTGCTGTTTAATAAGATCTTTGGTTTCTGATGAAATCGAGTTAATTTTTTCTGAACCCATAATCTTTTCTAAATTATCATAAGCTTGTTCGACTTCTGTTGCTTTTCCTAATTGTTGCTCGACGTTCTTTTTACTTGGTGTATTAAATAAGGCAGGTGCTAATTTTTGATTATCAAAGTTTGATTGTTTATTATTATGTTTCTTATTATTAGTTGTCTCTTTATTAGTTGTCTCTGTTTTTTTTGTTGATTCATTTTTTAGTTCATTTACTATAGCATCTTCTTGTGTTGTATCTTCTTTTGTTGTGTCTTCTTTTGTTGTGTCTTCTTTTTCATCTTCGTCTGTTTTGTCATCTGCGCCTTCTTTGAAACCCTCTTTTAAGCCAAATAAATTCTTGGACATAGATGCAATTGTTGTTACTATGAAAGATGCACCTAATACCAATATCATATTTTTTGTAAAGCTATACACAAGAGCGGCAGTTAAGAAAAACAACAACACAGCACTAAAATTCGATTTAGTTATGTGTATATATAGCGAAAACAACGCTAATGCAGTCACAATAAATAGTGTTATTTTATTATTGAGCAACTTGTTATTGAGCAACTTGTTATTACTAAATAATTTTCTATTATTATTTTTTCTCATCTTACTATTTGAATTTCTATTCTTCATGATTATATATAATTATATAAGAATATAATTATATAATTATTATTTCTATTTATATAATTATATTCGCTATATATATATAATTATGTTTTTATATGTTTTCTCTAAATAGTATTCCGCAACTCTTCGATTTTACCTTCTAAATCTGTAATTTTATCAATTAGCTCTTTAATATTTATTTTACATTGTTTTTTTTCTAAAGTACTTAAATATTCGAGAACTCTTAACAATGCTTCATTTTGGCGCTCCTTTATTTGTAATTTATTTTTTAAGTCTAAATTACGCTGTTCTACAATTTTTAAAAGGTCTTTTTTATAACTTGTATCTTTTTGCGGTATAAATTGCTTTAATTTTTTATATTGGTCAATAGCACTTTTTTCATAATCATCAGACTCTGCTAATAGTGAGGCTATTTCTTTATCATACTTAGCAATAGAACTTCCAAAACTAAGAGCCATATAAATTATATATAGATGATTTTTTTATTACAAAAATATAGCTAAAATATAAATTACTAAAATATTAATATAAAAATTTAAAAATTTAAAAATTTAAAAATTTAAAAATTAAATAAAAATTAAATAAAAATTAAATAAAAATTAAATAAAAATTAAATAAAAATTAAATAAAAAATTATAAAAAAATTAAAAATAACATTTATTAAAATTATATAAAAATATAGACATATATTATTTAGAATGAATAAGAATAGCGTGGAGCCTCTATTACAAGAAGACGTTAATCGTTATGTTATGTTTCCAATTAAGGACCAAGACATCTGGAAAATGTATAAAAAACAAGAAGATTTGTTTTGGAGAGCAGAAGAAATTGACCTTTCAAAAGACAATAAAGATTGGGAGACGTTAAATGATGACGAAAAACATTTTGTATCTATGATTTTAGCATTTTTCGCTGCCAGTGACGGAATTGTCTTAGAAAATTTAGGCGTGCGTTTTATGGGCGAAGTTCAGTTAAGTGAGGCGCGAGCATTTTACGGACTGCAAATTGCTATGGAAAATATTCATTCTATTACATATTCTACATTAATTGATACATACATTAAAGATAAAGAGCAAAAGCACAAATTATTTAATGCGCTAAATGAATATGACTGCATTAAGAAGAAAGGTCAATGGGCTATAAAGTGGATTAATGATAAGAAGTCCAATTTTGCTACTCGCCTTGTTGCGTTTGCTTGCATTGAAGGTATATTTTTCTCAGGAGCATTTTGCGCTATTTATTGGTTGAAAAAGCGCGGTCTAATGCCTGGATTAACCTTTTCAAATGAGCTAATTTCGCGCGATGAAGCATTACATACCGAATTTGCTGTATTATTACATAGCAAATTAGAAAAGCCACTTAAAAAGCAAAAAATTCACGAAATCATTAGCGAAGCTGTAGCTATTGAGCTCGAATTCATTAACGATTCGCTTCCATGCAGATTAATTGGTATGAACCAAGTATTAATGAAACAATATATTGAATTTGTTGCTGACCGGTTAAGTGTTCAATTAGGAGGCGACAAAATTTATGAAAGCAAAAATCCGTTTGATTGGATGGAAAACATCAGCATTGAAACAAAAACCAACTTTTTCGAAGACCGAGTAAGTGAGTATTCGCTTACAACTAAAAATGCTAAATTAAACACTTTCGAATTTGGCGATGACTTTTAATTTTTGCGCTTTTTCTTTATATTGTTTTTATTATATGTTTTTTTGCTCCTGAACGTTCAGGACCAAAAAACACAATTAAGTATGAGCAAAGTGTATATATTTTTGCAACCGTACGTACGGTAGCAAAACTATATTAAAATACAACTAGTAATTAATTTACTAAAACATAATAAGCATTATTAATTAAAGTATTATTTTTGATTGCTCTGCTCATTTTAGCTGGAGAGAAATCTTCGTGAATTGCTGCTTTTGCTATTGTAGTCCAATTATTTAATATAGTTTTGGTGCTAGCGTCTATTTTTTGAACTTTTTTACCACTAGTCGCAATTTGGTGATCTCTAGCTTCCTGATAATAGTCATTTTTTAAACTAATACCGTAATAACCCTCAAATGTTGCATTTATATTATGTAGGCGGATCGGCCCACCGAGAATATATTGACAATTTTTTAAATAATTTTTAACATCTTTGTCCTCGTTATTATTGATTAATAAACTATTATTCTTTTTATAATTTATGAATTCTTCTACAATTTTATTAGTTGAAGCGCGACCTTCGGGAGAGAAAATGCAACTTTCAAAAATAAAATTTTCTACTTCATTTGAACTACTGCTTTTTTTATATACAATGTCTTTTAGCTTTATTCCTTTAAATCCATGAACAACTTGATTCTTATTTTGACCGCTAATGCGACATGCTAAAAATCGTGTTCTCATATATGTATTAAACATGCTAAATACATGTTTTGTAGGTTTCTCTCTATTATAAATACGAAATTGCCCTACAATAGTTGTTGAAGCTACATCTACATCTTTATGAAGAAAACAACACTCATCAATAAATTTATCAAACTTATTTTTAAGTTCAACACTTATTATATTAGTTTCATCATTATTTACATTAATGGTTTCATCGTTATTTATATTGCTGGTTTCATTAACATTTTCATAATTATTTGTAATAGATGCAAAAAGTTGCTCTAATTTTTCATTTTTTTCTATATATTCATTATTAAGGACCTTCAATTTTTCATTTTCATCACTTAATTGCTCTAATGTTGCTTTATATTTTTGATTTTCTTCTACTAAAATATTAAATTTTTCAATACTATATGATTTTTCAGAAATAATATTTTTAATATATCTCGAGATACAAGGAATTGTAAAGTTGGTTTCATCATATGCTAATATTTCGTTTTTATTTTTTCCATCTACTTCAATAGTTCGTAAATGTTTTTTAATTTTAGAGCTTGTTTTAATAGCATTCTCAATTTCTTGTCTATTATGAACTTTAAAAGCATCGCGAAGAATAAAATTATCATAAGTTTTATGATGGTATTGCAGTCGCACAGAGAGATTGTTGCTATGTCCAAATTTTATTAGTTTCTCTCCTTCAGCGTTTGAATTATCAATAGTTCCAAAATAAATACATTCACAATTTACAGGAAATTGTGAAACTAGAGTTTTTTCAATTGCTTTTAATTTATCTTGAATAGCATTTGTAATAAGCTTTTCTTTTGTAATAAGCTCATTATCTTTTATTAGTAATTTATTTTTCATTTCTAATGCTTCTTCTTCTAATACTTCATTGATTAATTCTTCTAACTTAATATAGTATTCGTGTATTTCATCTGCTTTTTTTGTTTGTGCCTTTAAACATAATGATTTAAAGGTCTTAATATTTAAAAAAAATTTTTGAATATTGTGACCACCACGGCCTGTGTTTTTTGCTCCTCCGCATGGAGGAGCAAAAATCTTATAATCTTTGTTTAATACAAAAAAATTTTCTAACAACCTAATGCCATTAAATTTTTTATTAAACCCCAACCACTGCCAAATAGCATCTAGATCTACAATAAAATCTGCAGTTTTATCATAATTTAAATAAGTATAAAAGTTAGATATAAATAATTGTTGCTCCATTTCTGTGAAGTTAGCTTTTACTTTTTCTAATAATTTATTATTATTGTTAGCATTTAGCTTGGTAATAGGGTTATTTGTTATTAAATTAACAATGTCGAGAGAAGTCATATTTATATTATAATAATGTATTTAGTCTTTAAATCGTTGTTGTTGTTTATATAATTTAGAAACAAAAATCTAGAAGCAACGCCTTACCATTTAGTTTTGCGCACATTAATTTTGGGGCCTTTCTTTTTATCTCTCGAATTAGGGTCATACATCTCTTCGTCGTCATCGGAGTCCATATTTTTACTGATTTCCCAGAATTCTTTTGAGCCGAGTTTGAATGTTTTATGATGTTCGGCTTTATACCAGAATATTTGGTCATGTAATTTATTCGATTTGGCATTATTATTGATCACTAAACACTCATAATTTTCTGTGCACTGGTCCATTACCTGACAAAAACTCTCAAAGGTTGGAAACATACCTGCATAGTTTTCATAAATACGCCGCCTATTTGCTATATATGGCTCGCGCAATATAAAAACGTAGTCGATATTCGTGCGCAAATTTGGAGGAATACCTAAAGGATATTGCATGGTTATGACCAACATCACTTTCCAGTGCCGACCATTCATAAATAGGAGACGCATCATCTTATCTTTTGTCCAGCTTCCATCATATAAGCAATCATCTAATATAACAAATGCTCGTGGGTCAATATTCGATTTTTTATAGACTTCGACTTCTTTTTTTATCTGCTTCATTACCGTCTTTTGTCTTTTCAATATGTTTTCAATAATAGCGGTATTATATTCATCGTGAATAAATAATTTAGGAACATGCTCAGCATAAAAACCGTTACCTGCTTCTGTTCCGCTGATTACTGTCCCTATTGGAATATCTTGATGATAATATAGCAAATCTCGCACTAAATAGGTTTTACCGGTATCACGACGTCCTATTAACACAATAACGGGGCCTTTATTTTCGTCTGGTCTAAAACTTATAGATTTAATGTCAAATTTTTTTAATTCTAATGTCATTACTAAACAACTTTATATTTATTAGCTATATTTAATAGTTTGCTATTTAAACTTAATAATTTGCTATTAAAACTATATTTAATATATTTATTTGTGTTATAAATTAAAAAAATAAGTATTTGTTATTTATTAAATGGAATTAAACTATAGGAAAAATAACAATAAACAGCTTTTTGAGAACTTTAATAATAGTGATTTTTTAGATATAGAGAATTCGCAAAATTATTTTCCATTATATAATACTTTTTTTAGCTTAAATAGCTCTAATTATAATGCTATAAATTTGAATAATAAGTATAAATTAGAACAAATTTTAGAAAAAATAAATTATAATAAATTTTTAGCAACAATTACAGATATATGCAATAATAAATTTAACAAAGAAGTATTTGTAAAATATAGCCCTCTTGTCGACCCTGTTAAATATATGATAGGAAAGTATGAAAATAACTATAATATTTTAGAATTACCTAAATTCATAGATGACTTAAACTCTGAATCCGAATCCGAATATTGTGCTACTTATAAAAAAATATTAGACCCAAATAATTCAGCATATATTGATGGATTTTTCTCATTTTTATCAAGCTGTTTATTAAATAATTATAATTTTTATAATGGTTTAGACTATTATGGTGCTTTTTTAGGAATTAAAAACAAATTTAGATATAATGTTACAGAAGATTTAGAATATTTAGATGAGTCAGACTATTTTCATAAGCACAAAAATAGTTTATTCATTTTTGATGATAATGAAAAAATAGCCAATTTATTTAACAATACTAAGAAAAATAAGAAACCTTTAGTGCTAGACAGCGTGGTTTGTGACAATGATTTAGATTTAGGTATTAGCGAACTAGGTATTAGCGAACTAGGTATTAGCGAACTAAGTATTAGCTCAAACGATAAAGTTAGTGTACAAGAAACACACAATACTAATTTAGAGCTAACCTTAACCTATGAAAATTTAGATATTTTAGAAAATAATGACCCAGTAAATACTAATGCTAATAGCAAGACTAATACAGGAATTAATACTACAAATAGTTCAGAAACATGCTCTTCAAGGTCTTCAAATACTGATTTAACTAATTCGGAAAACAATGATTCAAACGACGACGACAACGACGATGACGAAAGTAGCGAATCGAGCTTTAATAGTGAGGAAATATTTTGCACAATAGATAAAATACCTGTTGAAATGATAATATTAGAATGTTGCGAAAATACTTTAGATGATTATATAGTAAATAATAAAATAAAAGACAATGAATGGGAGTCTATAATATTACAAATATTATTTACATTAATTACATATCAAAAAGTGTTCGAATTTACACATAATGATTTGCATACAAACAATATTGTATATGTAAATACTCCTAAAAAATTTTTATATTACAAATATAACAACGCACACTATAAAGTCCCTACTTTTGGTAAAATATACAAAATAATTGATTTTGGAAGAGCCATTTACAAATTCAAAAACAAATTTATATGCAGTGATAGCTATTCTGAGTCGGGTGACGCAACTACTCAATATAATTGTGAGCCTTATTTAAATAAAGCTAAACCCATTATTGGTCCTAATAGCAGTTTCGATTTATGCAGACTTGGCTGCAGTTTATTTGACTATTTTATTGACGACTTAGATGACATTAGAAAATTAAAGTCGCCTATTAAAAAGATTATGATAGAATGGGTTTTTGACGATAATAATAAAAATATACTCTATAAAAATAACGGGTCTGAGAGATATCCCGACTTCAAATTATATAAAATGATTGCGCGCTCAGTTCATAGACATACGCCGCAAAATGTGTTGCTTAAGCCCACCTTCGATGCTTACAAAATAGCAAAGAAAAATATTAACAATGTTCAAGAAATATTTAATATTGATAATTTGCCTGTATTGGCGTAAATCCCTATATGGGGTTCTAACTTAATATTGGTGCACTTCTCTTTATATTAAGTTTATATATTATATATTATAAAACTCAAAACCAGCGTTATAATATATAAAAAAGGACTTAAAGAAAAAAACTAAAAGTCAGGACTATTTGTAAAAGCTGATAGTGTTTCTTTAGAACCACCTGTCATATGAGAAAACTTGAATTTTTCTAATAAGAACATAGTAATAGCTCCAGCTAAAAATACTACAAGACCATCTTTAGTTATTAATT